TTGCTAGGACAGAAACCTACAAACAAAACCAAAAATATATCGATAAATACGAATGGGTTGCCACATTAGACGGCAGAACTACTTTTATCTGTATGTCTCGTGACGGTCAAATATATCAAATTGGTCAAGGTCCAATGCCGCCAGCGCATTTTAGCTGTCGATCAACAACTATCCCAAAAATTAAAAAAGAATTCGATTTGGGATTAAAGGTAAAAACAACTCGCCCATCAATCGGGTCTGACGGTCCAGAGCAAGTTGATTCAAATACTACATATGGCGGGTGGTTAAGGCGGCAAAATCGAGAGTTTATTGATGAGGCACTTGGCATTGAAAGGTCAAGATTATTTAGGTCTGGCAAATTAACGCTGGACAAATTTGTTGATCCGACGGGTCGGGTTTACACATTGAATCAATTGGAAGATATGAATCCACTTGTATTTTCCGATTTGTAAATGCGTCCAGTGGACGTTGGTTTGTGACCATGGGAGAAGGTAATGAGTGAAGTAGAAATGCAAGTAGAAGCGCAGGAAGACAATACCGTTGATTTGAAAGCATTGATGGCTGAAAATGCCGCAATGAAGTCTAAAATGGACGAGCTGTTAACTGAGGCAAAAAAGGCAAAAACCGCAAAACGCGAAATAGAGGAACAATCTCAAGTTGAACGGGAGCGCATAGCCAGAGAAAAAGGTGATTTTGAGCAATTGCACAAATCATCAGAAGAAAGATATCAGGCAACAGTAAAAGAATTAGAGGCAATGCGCCAAAATGTTGCCAATGAAAAACGAAATAATGCAGCAATGAAAGTTGCAACCGAATTAGCAGATGGTCCAAATGCCGAATTGTTAAGCGAGTTCATTGCTAGGCGTTTGAAGTATCATGATGACGGTGTTAAAGTCACGGATTCTTCAGGCGATTTGACGGTCTCAACACTCGATGACCTCAAAGCCGAGTTCAAAAATGATGCCAGATATTCGGCATTATTGAAGGGCAATCAATCATCGGGCGGCGGTGCTGCTGGTGGCTCAAATAGCGGCGGTGCTGCAAAAGTAAAATCACGTGCTGAATTTGAGGCACTAGACCCAGCGCGTCGGATGGAATTCGTTAAATCTGGCGGCACTCTCACTGATCATTAAAAAGGTTATAAATCATGGCTGAAAATACAATCTCTGCAATCGTACCAGACATTTATGAGGCGCTTGATGTAGTGTCTCGCGAATTGACTGGTCTTATTCCTTCTGTAACACTGAATGCAAGCGCACAGCGTGCCGGTATCAACCAAAATATCGTTGTTGATGTCGAGCCTGGCGGCAATGTTTCAGATATTACGCCCGCAATGACCATTCCCGAGCCTACTGGCCAGACCAGTGGTTCAACTATCATTCAGATCACCAAGAGCCGAGCCGCTGAGTTTGGTTTTATTGGCGACGATCAGAAGAAGCTGAACACCGGCCCAGGTTACATGGGAACCCGAGCAAACAAGATCGCACAAGCAATCCGGTCTTTGGTAAACGAGGTTGAAATTGACCTTGCTGGTTTGCAATCAACCTTCTCACGCGCATACGGTACCCCTGGCACCACTCCATTCGGAACCGCCAATGATTATACCGATGCGTCTAACGTGATGAAGATTTTGAAGGATAACGGTTCGCCTATCAGCGACAATCAACTGGTTATCAACACATCTGCTGGCGCTAACTTTATCGGTAAGCAATCAGCAGTAAACGCTGCTGGTACCGATTCAATGTTGCGTCAAGGCGTTTTGCTTGATCTGGCTGGAATGCCTCTGCGTGAGTCAGCACAGATTCAAACCGCTGCCGCTGGTACAGGCACAAACTATACCTCAAGCGCTGCTGGCTTTGCTGTTGGTTCAACGACCATCGCATTGATCACCGGCTCCGGTACAGTATTGGCTGGCGACGTTATCACTTTCGCTGGCGATCCTAATAAGTATGTTGTAACCACTGGTGTAGCGGCTCCTGGCAACATCGTTATCGCTGCTCCTGGCTTGCGTCAAGCTCTGCCAGCGTCTGCTAAGGCTGTCAGCATTGCTGCTGCATCAGCTCGTAACATGGCCTTCAACCGATCTGCGCTGGTTCTTGCAGCTCGTTCACCAGCTCGCCCAGAAGAAGGCGATATGGCTGAGGACGTTATTGTAATCACTGATCCGCGCTCAGGTTTGAGCATGGAATTTGCGATGTACAAGGGCTATCGAAAGGTGCGTTATGAGGTTGGTTTGGCTTGGGGTGTTAAAAACATCAAGCCAGAGCATACCGCCCTGCTGTTGGGCTAATAGTGAAAGGGGCGGCTTCGGTCGCCCCAATCATTTAATCATCGAGGCAAAATAATTGTCGGCTCAAGGAATCAGGCTTTCAACTTCTGCAAGGGCAGACACATCTCACCAGCTTGTAACAAGATTGGACAGGTTGCCTGTTGACTCAATAAATAACGATATTGCTCGTGGATATGTACCTGGAGCTGTGCAGTTTGGATCGTTTGGCGAGCGAGAATTAGTTGGCGAAACATTTAATCAAATCATTTGGTCAAATGGCGCGTTTAGCTCTCCGCACCCAACAGGTATCAGGATTTCTGTAGTTAGCACTAGCGAAAATGACTCTGCCGCAGGAACAGGAATTAGAACGCTTGAGATTCATTATTTAGATAACAATCTCGATGAACAAGTTGAAACTATAACTATGACGGGGACAACACCCGTTTTAACAGTCGCAACAAACATCAGATTTATCAATTTAGCTCATATGATAACTTTTGGCGCTTTAACTCATGCCGCTGGAAATATTACTTTTACAAATAACGGAAACAATTACGCGGAAATACTAGCCGGAAACGCTGTTCAGGTTTCTAGTGCCAGAATGGTGCCAAGAGGCAAGGTATTTTATTTGAGCGGAGCAACTGCCGGTAGTGTTAGCGGTTCAACTACGGCAAGAGTGTTAATTAGGCTGGCCGCAAATTCCTACAATGGAAATATATTTAACAACCCGTTTGCATTAGTGCCTTATGGGTCAATTGGCGTTCAAGACAATACTGTAGCTTTCAATTTCCCAGTGCCTTTCAAGTTTATTTCGGGAGTTGTTGTTGCATTACTTGCGTCATCAGATAAAAGTTGCACGGTATCTGGATCAATTTACGGCTGGCTTGAGGACGAATAATGGCAACAATAGTAGTTGAAACGGGCGCTGGCCTCATAAACTCCAACAGCTATGTCTCAGAAGCCGAGTTAGCAACTTATGCTGCCGACAGAGGTATTACATTGACCGGCGTATCATCTGTGCTAATTATTCAGGCAATGGATTATTTGGAATCAAAAAATTTCAACGGCACAAAGTTCAGTATAACACAGGCTTTGCAATGGCCGAGATATGGAGTCCAGCTTGACGGATATTTCGTTGACTCAGATGAAATTCCAAAACTGTTAAAAGAAGCGGAAATGGAGCTGGCGATTGCAATAGATGGCGGCGTTAATCCTCTGGCAAATCAAGGTCGCGAGACTATCAAAGAAAAGGTCGGAGATTTGGAGGTTGAGTATTCATCAAGTGCGAGGCCCGACACATATTTAACTGCTGCTGAAACAAAAGTGACTAAATTGGTCAAAAATGTGATGGCAGTAAATCGTGTTTAATTACGCTGATTTGAAAACAACGGCAACAAGTCTGATTTCTAAATTCGGAAACAATGCTGTATTTACAAGAAAATATAATGCTGAATTTGATCCAATTACCGGATCATATTTTTCCGAATATGGAAGCATTACGGTTCTGCCAAGCGAAATAACAGATTTCGGATTAATAACGCAAGCATCAGTTGAAACGATTGATTATGGATCGCTGTCTGGCCAAATACCTTTAATGACCGGCAAAGGCGTAAGAATGCAGTTCAATAAATCCGAAGTTAACGGCACAACAATTCAAGCAAATGATGTTCGACTTTTGTTTCAATCAGGTTTATCTGCTCCTGTCATTGATGACAATTGCTTGTTTGATGGGGTCAATTATAGGGTAATGGAAGTGATGCCAATATCTCCATCTGGAACAGAGATTTATTATGACATTCGCCTTAGACATTAAAGATTTTGCCGAAAAGACTGGTCAAAATATACAAGACGTTAAAGCAATCGTTGCGCTTGATATGTTTGGAAAAGTTGTAATGGCAACCCCTGTGGGCAATCCAATTCTTTGGGAAACGCCTCGAGCTCCTGCGGGTTATGTAGGCGGTAGGCTGAGAGGAAATTGGCAAGCATCAAGGAATACTCCAATAAAAACTACAACATCAAGAATAGATGCTTCAGGTGCAGAAACAATAAAATCAATTTCAACCACTGTTGAAAAAGCAACCGGAGATGATTCGATATTTATATCAAACAATCTCCCATATGCCGTTAGAGTTGAATATGGTCACAGTAAAAAACAAAGACCGCAAGGCATGGTAAGAGTCACATTATTGGCATTTCAAACTGCAATCGATGAAGCAATCAGGAGTGTTGTTAAATGAGCACGCCTTTTTTGAACATTAGTTCCGCGCTTGATCAAAAATTGCTCAGTCTGGGAAGTGATCCTATTGCTTGGCAAAATGTTTCATTTGTTCCAACAAGCGCTGAAGTTTATTTAAGGCCAACAAATTTAGCTGGCGCAACTAGACAAGCCGGTCTTGGAAATAATGGAATTGATGAATATACCGGAATATATCAAGTAGACGTATTTGCCACTGCTGGCAATGGTAGAAATTCGGCTGAAGCGAAAGCAGATGCCGTTGCAAATCATTTTAAGCGCGGGACTGATTTGGTTTATAATGACGTTACTGTTCGTTTAGGTAATGTTTCGCGCACTTCAGGAACTACAGAAGAAGACAGATTTGTCATCTCTGTCTCCATAAACTACATGGCGCACGTCGCCCCGAGGTAATCATGACAATAGCAACTGGATCAAGGCATGACATGGCTTATGTCGCTGAAAGCACTTTCGGCACGACGCCAACACTTCCCGTTTTTGTTCCGATTCGACATACCGGAACAACATTGGGTCTCTCAAAGGATGCAATCGAATCTGAAGAATTGCGACAAGATAGGCAAATTGCTCATTATAGGCACGGCAATAAAAGCGTAAGCGGTGATGTCAATATTGAGCTGAGTTATGGTTCATTTGATGATTTGCTTCAGGCTACATTGGCAGGTTCATGGGCTGCTGATGTGCTTTTAGCGGGCACAACGCGCAGAAGTTTTACTATTGAGCGTCATCATTCCGACATAAATAAATATCTGAGATCAACTGGTTGTTCGTTTAATTCTATGTCTTTATCGGTTGCTCCAAATTCAATGGTCACTGGGTCATTTAGTATCATTGGCAAATCATTTACTGTCGCTTCTACCGCAATCTCTGGCGCTACTTATTCATCAGAAACTACATCTGCACCATTTGATTCTTTTACAGGATCAGTGAACGAAGGCGGCTCAAGCGTTGCTGTTGTAACTGGCATTGAGCTATCAATAGATAACGGCATGGAAGCGTTATATGTCGTTGGAAGCGATGAAACATTGCTGCCGTCTATTGGCAAATCAACTGTTACCGGATCAATTACGGCTTATTTTGAAAACAGCTTGTTAATTGATAAGTTTATTTCAGAAACGGCTTCAAGCCTTGAGTTTACTTTGACCGACCAAGAAGGAAACAGCTACATCTTTGAATTGCCAAATGTAAAATATAATTCAGGCAATCCAGAAGTAGGTGGGCCAGGCGCTATAACTGTATCGCTTGATTTTGTTGCGTTATACGATGGCGGAACAGGATCACAGATACAAATTACAAGAGTGCCGGCATAAACTAATCGGGGCTTCGGCCCCGTTTTCTAAATTAGGGGGAAAAAATGGATATTAAAAGTTTATATACAGTTGAAGATCATGAAGAAGGCTCTGAATTACGCATTGTAAGCCCGATAGACGGCGAGTTAACCGATTTCTATATCAAGATACAGGGTATTGACTCAAAGGCGTACAGGAAGGCTGTGAGAGCGTATCACCGACGATTGCTGGATAACAAAGAAGGCGGTGAAAGCGAATTGCTGGCTTCCGTCACTATTGGCTGGAGAGGTCTTGAAGAAAACAAAGAGCCGGTTGAGTTTACAAAAGAAAAAGCAGTATATCTTTATGAAAATTCACCAAACATTGCTAATCAATTAGATCGTTTTATTGCTGATCGCAAAAATTTTACGAAAGGCTGATTGATGAGATTTCGACCTTTGCCAAGTGGCAGTTTTGGGCTGCTGGATTTGATAAAGGTTCATCAGTCAGTCGATTAACAAATCTCAAACAAGTTGAGAAATCACTTGGAAGAAAGCCAAAAGAGTTACAAGAAGCGCCGATTTTACGAAATGAACTTGGTTATTTGTGGGCAATGTTTGTCAGTCTAAAAAATGCGGCGCAAGGCAGCATTAGTTATACCGAGCTACAGTCTTATGCCAATATATACGGCGAGTTGTCGGTATTTGAAATTGACCTGATTAGAACGTTGGATGATCTGCATTCAATGGAGGTAAATAAAATTGGCTGAAATAGCAACATTGGTTCTAGAGGTCAAATCTGAAGGCATACAACAGGCAACAGATAACTTAGATGAACTGACAAGTTCAAGCAAAACAGTTGAGAAACAAACAAAAAACACAACCTCTAGCTTTAACAATGTAGACAAAGCTGCACAAAAAGCCAGCGGCGGCTTTAGGGCGATGAAAGGCGCAACTCAGCAAGTGTCTTATCAACTCCAGGATATTGCCGTGCAAGCACAGAGCGGCACTTCAGCCTTCATAATACTTGGCCAACAAGGCCCCCAATTAGCGTCTATCTTTGGACCTGGGGGTGCAGTTCTTGGCGCTTTTATAGCTTTTGGAGCGATGATTGGCGGGACTTTATACAATTCAATGGCATCGGCAGAAGTAAAAACAGAGGAGCTCGATGAGGCAATAAAGCGACTAGATGCTACTGTCATCAAAACAAAAGGTAATACGCATCTGCTATCAAAAGAAATACTGGAATTGGCTAGGGCTTCATCTGTTGCTGCTATTGCAGAATTAACATCTCAATTAGTTGATAGCAATATTGTAATAGATGAATCTAAAAGAGGTATCGAAGAATTTGCAAGTGCGGCTATGGGAGTTGATTTTGGTCAATTACCGGCTATGTTTGCAGCGGTTAATGATGAAGCGTCAAAATTTCTCGATATTCCGATGGGCAAGCAACAGCGGGACTTGACGGATCAAGTTGAGCAATCTCTAAATAAGCTAAAAAATGATTATAAATTAGGGGAAAAAGACGCCAAAGAATTTTTTGATACAGTTTCAAAGTTAGACTCAAAAGACGTTAATACATATGACAATCTAGGATTATTACTTGATAGATTAGTAATTTCATTTGGCGCAGCAGCAGACAAAGACCTAGTAAATCTCAGGCGAGAGGTTGTGGACACGGCCAATCAAATGAAACTGGCAGCAGATCAAGCAGCAATACTGTCAGAAGGAATTGGACTGTTATCTGTTGGTGGCGCGAATGCGCTTGCGCCTTTAGTAGATGGAACATTAGAAGCCGCAGAATCTTTTAGAGATTTAGAAAATACTCACAGAAATGCTCTTTTGGATATGGATCAACGAGAAATTGATCTGGCAATGGCAAGAGAAAAAAGAGAAGACGAGGCTGCACAGAAAAAAGCGGCAAGTGAAAAGTTAATTGCTGATCGACAATTAAAAACGATGCAGGATGGCATTGATAAAAGATTGGCCGCAGCATTAGCCGCAGATGATACAGAAATTGAAAGAGTCAATAATCTTCTGGCACAAAAATTGGCTGCACTTGAAACTGATAGGATGTCATCAATCATGATGGCAGAACAAAAGGGCCAAGATACTATGGCCATTGAGCAAAAATATCAGGAAGCCACAGTTGCTTTAAATTCTGCCGCACAAGGAGAAATATCGGCTATTTTAGAAAATCAAAGAGTGACTGATTTAGAAAAACAAGCAACTTATATGAGCGAGTGGATGAGGATAACTTCCGAGTCAATGAACAATCTTGACATGCTTGGCTTTAATATGGCCACAAGTCTTCAGGGTAATTTAGCCGGTGCTTTTGAAGGATTTATAACAGGAGCAAAAAGCGCAGAAGAATCCTTCAAACAATTCGCAACAGGAATAGCTCAATCGTTAGTGCATGCTTTATCCAATATGGCGGCGCAATGGGCTGCATATTGGATCGTTGAAAAAATAATGGGAAAGACGGCGCAAGCAACTGCTGGGACTGCCATGACTTTTAATGCGTTAGCTGGTCAGCAGCTTGCGGCAATCAATGCTTTTGCTTCTACAGCAGCAATTCCTATAATTGGGCCAGCTTTGGCCCCAGCAGCAGCAGCTGGAGCCATTGCTGCCACTGCGCCATTTGTTGCGGCTACAGCGGCATTAAGCACCGCTGCGACTGGAGCAAGAGCATTAGGCGGCCAGGTTAGAGGCGGCCAATCATATTTGGTTGGTGAGCGTGGTCCAGAATTATTAACGATGGGAACATCTGGCCGAATAGCCACTAATGAAAACTTGAAAAATGCAATGGGCGGTGGTGGCGTGACAGTTGTTAATAATGTGAACGCTAGTGGCTCAGGCCCAGACGTTGAGTTAAAGATCAGAACCGCAATGGAACAGACAAACGCACAGACTATTGCTACAATTCAAGATTTGATGCGTCGGAGAAGATTTGTATGACAACATTTATGTTTCCATCAATAACTCCGGCATCAACTAGCTTTGAATTGGTCACGAACAGCAAAACTTTTAGGTCACCGTTAACAAATTCAGTCCAAACTTCAGGCCGCAAAGGATCGCTTTGGAAGGTCAGCATGTCTTTTAAGAATCTGCATGGAAGTGAAAGGGCGGAGATGCAAGCATTTTTGACAAAACTGAATGGCCAAGAGCATAGATTTTATTTGCACGACCATTCTTTTGTTCGACGAGGCATAGGAGGCGGCACAATATCTGTAAGAGGCGGAGGCCAAACAGGATCGACACTCGAGGTCGATGGGGCTTCATTTTCCGTGACAAATTATTTGCGAGCTGGTGATTACGTTGCATTTAATAATGAGTTGCACATGGTAACCGCTGACTGCGACTCAAATGGTTTGGGGTATGTCAGCATTTCAATTGCTCCTCCTATTCGTAAACCAACTATTGATAACAATTTGGTTGATTACGATGCTCCTGTTTTTGGAGTTTTCATGCTGGCATCAAAGTCTGGCTGGACTAATGATACCGCCGGTTTGTCATCATTCAGCATTGAAGCCGTTGAGGATGTATTAGCGTGAGCAGACCATTTTTACCGGATAGCTTGGCCGCATTTGATTTACCATATGTTACCGTTTTGACTTTTGTGAAATTAGAATTTGCTGCCGAAACGGTATATGTTCACAACGGAATCGGAACATACACCTGGGGCGGTGAGGACTGGCTTGGTGTTGGAAGCCTTGGGTCAGTTTCAACGCTTGAGGAAGGATCAGACGTCAGCCCTTATTCGATAACGCTTACTCTTTCGGCGCTCGACGCAACCATATCCGGTCAGGCTTTGAACGAAGATTATTTTATGAGACCTGTTACGGTTTATGTCGGCGTTCTATCGGCAGACGATGAATTATTGGATGATCCGATATCGATGTGGACTGGCTTTATGGATGTCATGAGCGTCACGGCTGGTCAAGAGGGGGAGTCTGGCGATCAGATCGTTATTACTTGCGAATCTGAATTAGCAGAATTCGATAGGTCTGCCAATTTAAGATATACGAATCAGACACAGCAACGGCTTTATCCTTCAGATACCTTCTTCGAGTTTATGCCAAAAATTGATGGTTTAAAAATTAAATGGCGCGGCGATTCAGATAGCGGTGGAACGGCTGGAACTGCTGCTGATACAAAGACTCGCAGAATAGATTGATGGTTCGCCAAGCATTAAATTCATGGAAACGGCGACAGTTTAAATACGGCGATGCCGATTGCTGTCAATTTATTGCTCACGTTCTTTTTGAGTTAACCGGAAAAGATTATGCAAAAGGCTTCGGGTACGATAGCGAGCAAGGCGCTGAAGAGATTTTGGCTAAACACGGTGGTTTGGAAGGGCTTCTTTCTTTCGCTTTGAATACATTGCCGAGTGAAGACTACGGAGATGGTGATCCTGTTATAGTCAAATTACCTATCGTCGGAGAAGCGATGGGAATAAAATTTGGGGCAGAAGTTGTTTGCTTAACCGAAAAAGGCATGGCTAGAATCAGCGATAGATATATCACAAAAGGTTGGAAATTATGCCACCAGTAGTTTTATTTGTAACCGCTGTAGGATCGGCTGTAATTGGGGCCGTTGGCGGTGCTGCGTTTTTAGCTGGCCTGAGTCTTTCTGCCTTCGTGGGCGTAACCTTGGTTGCTGGCACGGCTATCATCGCTGGCGGGGCAATGCTTGCCACCAAACTTCTAACGCCAGATATGCCAGGCGTCCCAGATACTGACCGGAGTAGGCAGGTAACATCAAAAAGCACTGTTGAGCCAATGAAAATAATCTACGGTCAAGCGCTGGTGTCTGGGCCGCTGGCTTTCTTAGGATTATCTGGAAGCGATAACCAAGACCTTCATCACGTTATTGCGCTTGCTGGTCATGAAGTCGAGGCGATTACAGACGTTTGGCTTGACGATGAAGTAATAATCAACCCAAACGGGCCGGTTATATCTGGTACATTCGGGCCAGTTTCGGTGTCTGGAAGCAGTATTACCCAAGTTTATGTTGCCAAATATCTTGGCACTGCTGGTCAAACTGCTGACCCAATTCTT